GCATAGTCGCGTAAATGACCCATTTGTTTACACGTTCCCTTTATCGGTTTAAGTTTTGCGAACTCTTCTGATTCGTAAAAGTCGTGGACCATGTTTCGCGATTCGAGTTCTGTAATATTGAACATATCTTTATACACGTACGCGTACTTTTTCATGGTCGGCATTTTATAGCCACGGAACTTTGACATAGGTTTAACGAACGAGACGAGAACTTCGTCGATATCAATAGCAACTCTTTTCATTTAAATTATACAAGTAAAAAAACTCTAAGTGTGTTTTTTGTGTTTGAAATTTTTATTCAGGTATAGTAGAGAATGGCGGATAAAATACCCGTCGTCGACTATAGCCGAATGGAACGACTCAAACCTCCAGAAAACACAGTTATACCTCTAAACGCAAATACACTGTGTATATTTTTAATAATCGCGACTGTTATTGGTTTGTATAAACGCAACGTCGATATTAATAAAGATCGCGAACGACGTCGTATTTGATACACTCGTTAGGGTCTAAGTATATGTCACGTTTCATGAGTTTCTTAAGTTGTTTATCTGGAATAGACGTCTTTTCAAGGTACGTTTTCTTAACCATATCCATGAGTTTATCACACATTTTCATTTCATCCTTAACTTCCTCGTATTTCCCCCAAAACCCGGTCGTGGATATTTGGTGTATGAGAACGTGTGCGTTCTTACCGATAAGACGTTCGTGACCACCCAAAAGGAGGAACGTTGCCGCCGAACCACATTCACCTTGTGCGATCGTGATAACCTTAACGCGAGACTTTTCGAGTATGTTCATCGCACTTAGACCTGCGAACAAATCACCTCCTCCGCTACACACGTGTACGCGTATAATTGGTTCGTACCCTATGAGTTCCGCCTTTTGTTTAAGAAGTTTGATTTCGAGTTTCTTAAACTCTTCTATAAATTCGAGAATATCATCGTCGGTGATTTCCCCGTAATATAATATTTCGTTACCAATAACACGTGTGATTTTAAAATCATCTTCATCATCCGTGTTAGTGGTTGTAGACATTCTTTTATTTTTAATTTGCTATTTCTTCTTTAATCAACTTTTTTATTTTTGTAACTTCGCGTTGTTTGAGTTTATTTTGTATAGCTAAATGGTTCATTACGTCAAAATCTTGGGGTGTTAAATTATACTCTTTAAATTTAGAAACGTTTCCTATTTGTGCATACATTCTAAATAACATGAATTCTTGGTGATTAAATTTAGAAGATGACTGTATTTGTATATTTCTAATTTTTTGTTGTCTCATTTTTTGGTTACCGAACTTTGTCCAAAACTTACCCGGGCGTATATTTTCAGGAGTTAGCTTTTTAGTAAAATACATTTTCGGAATTTTAATGGCGTTTAGTGTAAAAAAAGGCATGACGTCCCAATCACCTTTATACATTTCCACGTCGTATACATCTGCGTTTGTTATTGAATTTGTTATTTTTTCGGCGTTATCATTTATCGCGTCTATATAATTTTCTTGAATAGCTGACCAAACATGACCATGTTCGTGTAAAGAACTTGTTATATCAACATTTTCATCGTTACATAAAACGTCATTTATAATATCTTTTGGTGTTTTAAAAACATCTTTTGTACTTGGAAAATCTAAATAATAAAAAAAATTATTTATATTTCCTTTACATAGTATAGCAGCTTCCTTACAATTAGGGTGTGATGGTTTAAGAGACATTATTTCTTCTTCACTTCTTTTAGGTATAATAATTGTAACGAAGTTGTCTATAAAATAAACATTTTTTGATGTTATAACTATAGGTTTATTTGTTATTTTATCACCGTTAGATACAGATTCGATAATAGATTTATAAACGTGTATATCACTTTCGTAATCTTCTATATAGCTATACATATTAGATTTTTTTATAGTATCCATAAAAATATCTTTTTTTCTCAGAGTCTCATCCCATATTTCTATACTATTTGATTCGTTTAAAACTTCTTTCAATATAAAAGTTTTACCGTACCCAGATTGTCCACATAAAAAAACGTTTTTATTTTCTTCTAAATACTGTTTAAGTTTTTTAATTTCATGTTCATGGAGCGTTAATACATTTTTCTTTTTTTCTTTTTTTATTATAACAAATGAATCCATGACAGATGAAGGAGACGATCTTACTAATCAGGCTTTAGATATTCTTTTAGATAATAATGTTTTTCAAGACCGTGTAATAGTTCCTTTAAAAAAGAAAATTATTCCTTATATATTTTGTATTGGTTTCTTTAACTTAACCATGTTTATTATGATTGTTTATCTTTCGAATCGTCTGTCGAAGATTCTGTAGTATCAGTTTCGTCTTTGGGTATTTCAGTTACAACTTCCATGAGTTCAGTTCTTCGTCGTATTTCTTTCATGAGATCACCTTTCAAACTAACGAGTCCTTTTTCTTTTAAATCCGATATTTCATTTATACGTTGTTGTTTACCTTCTATATCAGCTTTTATTGTTTTCTTAGCAGTTTGTACGTTACCTCGTATATCATCGAGTTCCTTTTTAAGTTCTCTTTTTGCTGTACCACCTACAGCATCTTTCAATTTTGTCATTATTGTATTTTCTGCTATAGCTTTAAAAGGTGTTATTGGTTGAATATGCATGATCTCCGGTTTGAAAAATGCGTTATCATCGGGAAATTCTTTTTCAAAAGAGTCTATTATATATTTAGGTACGTTTGGGGATTGTTCTATTAAACGATCGTATTCCGCACGCATATTTTCTATCATATTTGTACCGTTTTGCGTTCTTTCTGAAAGTGGTAATGTTAATTCGAGACGAATAGTTCTCGAAACTTTACCGTATTGGACCGAAGCAACGCGATGACCTTCCATGAGTTCATTAATTTTAAGAAATTGCATTATAGTAGTTGCTATAGCAGTTATAAGGTTCAAACCACCAATCGCGGATGGTACATATGGTTGTACTGTAGGAGGAAATGTTTCTTGAGCAAAGTTTGCTGTACCTGTAATAGTACTTACTATTATAAGAGGTATTGTAAATTTCATACTTTGGTTCTTATATGAACAATACGCCTGGTAATGCATGTACCTATAACAGGCGGCAGCTTCACCCCAAGACTTGAGTATCTTTTCCTGTTGTGGGTGCCATATTTTAGGCAGTTTCTTTTCTTCGCTCATACTAATAGAGATGAATATTATATTCTTCATTCATTTATTATTTCTTGTAACAATGCTCGTTGTTCCTTTCATGAAGAATAAACAAAACCTCGAATTTTACTCACTTTTGATACCTTTTATATTTTACCATTGGTCAGTGAACGATGATTCTTGTGCTTTAACACAGATAGAAATGGCTATAACAGGAAAAGATAAAGAGGAAACGTTTTTTGGTAGGGTTGTTGGTCCTATATACAAAATGGACGAAACGGCTTCTAATAATTTACTAAAAAGTCTTTTATTCTTTTTGTGGTTATTTGTTCAGTTTCGTTTAAATCGTATTGATTTTTCACCACTATACAAACTAAAGAAAAAATCTACGTAGATATAAATGAAGATTACGAATAAAAATAAAACAAAAATATTAATTGTTACTGTAATCGTACTTATTGCAATTATCGTGTATCAGTTTTATAACCCTATAATTATTAAAAAACAAGAAAAAGTTCCTATAAAAGTTCAAGTACCGGTTCAAGTACCAGTACGCGTTCCAGTCGAGACAGAATATAGAGATCCACCAATCAAACAATACAAACCCGGACATGTCCAACAAATGGGTATATTGATGGGTTCGGATGAGGAAACTTTACCTTTATACGGTAAAGAGGTCCGTGGGAGACGCGACAGGTACCATTATTATACGGTCACACCAGGTGATCAGAAATATCCGCTTCCTATTACACATAATGCACGTGATTGTATGGAAGATATTGGGTGTCAGGAATTCTATGGTAATGAAGACGTTTCGGTTTTAGGACAAACGGGTTCATTCCAGGCTAAAATGTATAGAACGGACAACTTTTTTTAGTTTAATAAAATATTATTGGTTAATATAAATGAAGATTGATTCGTTAAAAGCCGAAGCGAAACGACTCGGTATTCGCGTAACAAAAAAGATTAAAGGTAAACGCGTACCATTAACCGAAAAGGAACTCGATATGAAAATTCAAAGACGACAAGCACCGGCTTTGGAAATTCAGGTTCGAGAGACAAAAAAACTTTTACGTACGTGTAAATCTTTATTCAAAACCATGTCTGGTTCTAACGTACCTTTACCAAAAGCAAAACCTTCGAAAACAACATTGACACCAGTTCGACGTGTACCTGTTCCTCCTCCACCTCCACCTCCACCTCCACGTCCCATGGTACGTAACCCTCGCGCGAATTTGATGACCGCTTTGAAAGCGAACCTTAAAAAACGCGGTATTAAAGAAAAACTAAACCAAATTTCTTAGTCATTGTTTTTTTAGCACTTTCCATAGTAGGTTGGCTCCAAAGAAGCCACCTCGACCAAAACCCTGCTGTATAGATACCTGTTTTACCCCAGTTTTCTGTATCGCTTTTAGTAACATCGAGCATGTTTACGTGAACGAGTTTAGGATCGGTTTGTTTGTGAACCATGTGTGGGACGAACCCACCGTGTCTCGTTACGTAAGAACGCATTCGTATAGGATTTTTGTGTAGTGTATAGTCTGAGTACCCCCTCGCGCCAAAATCAACGTAACGTTCGTTTTCGAACGTGACGCGGAACTTTTTATCGAGTCTTGGACTCTTTTTTAAATGAACTCGGATCATTTATTATATAGTTATAAAATTATTTTTTCTTTTTGAACAACGCTTTTTTCGTTTTTTCCCATAGAGTTCGTTTCTTGGGAGGGGGAGGAGGAGTATTAGTTTTACGTTTTTTATTAGTTAGTGGTGATGGTGAATTAAAACTTTCGTTAATCGTAGTAAGTCTTGACACTGTTCTAGTTCGTTTAGACGATGATGGAAACCTGTTATTACGCATAGTCATATTGGTACCAGGGGCTCTTTGAATTGTTTTAATTTTATGTACACTCGTATTTTTAACACCTTTACTTAAATTTATATAATTACCATTATTAAACCCATAAAAAAGTGCACTATTATTTTCACCGGTATCTATTATTAAAAGTGGTGGATTTCGAATTTTACAACGCGTAAATATAAAAATATACATTGCTGACATCATAGCATCGTTAGTTCCTAGTGCTATACCTGATTTTGATTGACTCAAATTAGCTAAGAATAATATTTGTGCAAAATCACCTAAAAATTTTCCAAGCATGGTATCAATATTAGTATTTGCTGCCGCGTTCGCTTGTGCTGCGGACACACCAGCATTTACTTCACGATTACCATTATTTATTATATAAGTGTCATTTAATGTTGGTTTCATCCATAGATTTCCAATTTTAAAATTTGTTTCGTCAAAATTCCAATAGTGACGAGATTTTGGTGAGTTTTGTGTGAGAAATGGAGATAGTTCAGATTTAAAAGAATCGGATTTATAAACACCTGGGTCAATTAGATTAGTTATATTGTTAAATTTCATAATTTTCCTTTTATCCCCTAATTTACTTCTCTCTTGTAATTTTGTTATTACACCCCTTTTACTTTCAGAATCAATATGAACTAATAAAGGATTAGTAACGTTGGACTTAATAGAATTCACATTTATTTGTGTGGATAAGATACTAATACCTTCATTTATTCCAAATATATGATCTAAATTATGTTTAATTGTTTTTTCCCAACTCACCGTACCTTTTTTAGATATAATACCATCAGTACCCTGTTTAATACCAGTATCAGTAGTGTATAAACTTAAAATATTGTTAATCATGGGTGTATTTCCGCGAGGTAATGTAATATTATCACGTTTTATGAATATGTTTTTAAAATTTGATTTTAAGAATTCCTGAAAAGTCCGTTTTGTTGATCCGTCGTGTGTTAAATCCAACCATATAAGAAATAAGAAATCTATTTCAAAATTTGTATCGCCTCGTGTACGCTTATTAAAATCTCTTGATTTCATACTATCAGATAGTGGAATGTAATTATTTTTTATTTGTTCTATTTGTTTAGCAATTATTCCTTTTCGACTGTTTGTATTTTTATTTGATAAAAATTTTATTATCTGGGTATACACCGATTTACTATATATTAGTTTAAGACCTCTTGTAAATATATTATTAGCATTATTAACAAGCGTGTTAAAATCCTGATTCACAAATTCACCTAATCTGTTTGGTAACTTTTTAGTAGTATTTGGACGTATATTAGTTTGTGATACATTATTAGGGAAAGTCGAAAACAACTTCTGCGCGACGTTTCGGGTTTTGGTCGTTACCAC